GTATTGGAGCGGGCGCAACTATTGGTGCGGGCGGATATGGGATCAGCCAAATGCGTAAGTCTGCAACTGATGCATTCGGAGTTAACCGCGAAGATATTTCCAAGGGTGCTATGGCCAGGTTTGCTATGGCCAACCCAGAAAAGGCCGCCAAAATTATTAGTGCTGGAAAAGAAAGCGGCGCATTTAGAAGCGGTAAGCCTGTCGCAGACCGTATGGCTGCTGCAGTTGCTGGACGCAAATATGGAAGCCTAGCCAACAGCCAAAAGGCCGGTAACATTTTGGAGCAGGCTGGTAGAAACGACAAATTTGGAATATCAAGCATGGTAGGCGGTAAGGGCGCACTAGGCAGAGAATTTCGCGCTGGTTCTGCTGAGAAGTTTGCACCTGCAGCTCCAGCTAAGGCTGATAGGTTTCACCCAAGCCAGCGTGCTCAGCAAGGTGTAACTTCTTCTGAGCGTGGACAGCTTGCCACTATGCGGGCTAATCGAAGTGCACGCGGAGGCTATAACCGTCCCCAAACAGGTCCCAAGTACGTTACTAACGGCA